TCAAACTGAAGTTCTGACCTAAATTGTGATACGTTGAATGCCATTTTTTTCTCCTATATCGTTGTATTATTTATTAAGCTTGTCCAACGATTGTTGTAAAATCGACACCAGTTCTTACAGCAACAAAATTCAACTGAATAAAGTTAACTGAACGAGCAGGTTTAACGTAGATATCACCAACAAATTGATTAGCATCAATAACTTGAGCAGTATTATTTGTAGAATCACAAACAACACGATAGTCAAATATCCCACGGCGTGCTTTAATGTCTGCCAAGAATGGAGTTACCAAATTAATAAATTGATTTTGTGTAGTAGTATCATTGAACTCAAACAAAGAAAACTTAGCTGCTTGAGCAATTGATTTTTCTAACACAATAAACAATCTACGAACATTGATTCTATCAAAGGCTGATGGTTTAGATTGTAGTGTTTTGTCTCCAAACAATACAGTACCTTGACCTGGGAATGTACCAACTGGATTAACACCAACAGCATATAAAGTATCACGTTGTGTCTTATTTGGATTCCATGCCAACTTAACAACATTCTTTAAGTTACCACGATTGAAACCAGCAGGTGAATACCATGGATCACGAACAGCATCTGTGTAAACACATAAACCAGCAATGTCTCCATTTAATGGAATCCATTGATAGTTGTTATTGTATTTGTCAAACATATACTTATAACCACAATCAGCAACAACATAAGAAGAAGAACGACCTAATGCGGTTAACCAATTTTGAATGTTAGTTGTTTCATTTCCACCTTGATTAACAACGTTTGCTGAAGGAGGTGAAATAAAAGCAATACAATCTTTCCGGCTTGTAGCAATGTTATCAATAACATATTGCTGAACAGGAATACTAGAATTACCTGTGATTATTAAAGAAATATCAACCTCATCTGGATTTGTAAAATAACTAAAAGCTGTTATATTACTTGCGTCAGAAGCTGAAAGTCCTGATCCTCCAGTTAAACTAACTGTTGGAGTGGTATTCAATGTAGCATAAGCGGTATTAGTTGTATTTGCTAAAGGATAAAACCATGTATTTGCTGGCGTGGTTCCTGTTGCACCTGGAGTATTAAATAAAGGAGGATCAATTGCGTAGATATATTTTGAATTTTTAAAAATGTAATCTTTGTAATGATTTGAATTACCTAAAGCATCAACTGCATCACGAGCTTTTGACAAATACGGGAATATTTCTAGTACAGTATTTTTTGTACCCGTAAATTCTCCACCACTATCTAAAACAACAATATGTATTTCATCATTGGATGCTCCAGCTGCTGCAGCTTGAGCTGAAGTTCCTGGAATACTAGGAAAATAAGAAGATACTCCAACACCATTAACATTCCATGTTGAAAAAGTAGAATTTGCACCAGTGGCGCCAGCATCACAAACAGAAACAGTTAATGAATTGCCTAAAGTTCCTGGATATCTGGCTACAAAAGCTCCATAAGCATTATTATTTGTATTATTATTTAAATATGAATATTGAAAAATATCTTCATTTTTTATTTGTACTGTAGCAGTTACATTTGCTGTAGAATTATTTGATAAAGTTGCAACCTGTCTAACAACTTTAAGATTATTTCCATACGCTAAAAAAGAAGCACAAGTGTGAAAACTTGTATATACATTAGCTGATGTAAGGCTTGATGGTTTACCAAATTTAGAAACTAATTCTGTTTCATTTGTAATTTGAGTTATCTTTTCTGCAGGCCCCCATTGAAAGGACCCTGCGAATGCACCGGCTGTAGTCTGTACCGAAGGAACTACTGTCGTTAAATCGACTTCGGAAGTGGCTACACCTGGAGAGATTTGAAATGCCATTTGTGTTCTCCTTAAATTATTATGTTATTGGCAGTTATAATACCATGATTATATTTATCAAACGCTATCTTTATAGATTCCTGACCCTATCTCGGATAAACTTTGAATAAATTTCACCGCCATCGGCGGCTTCCCATACATCACCATCGAAAACCTCAAAAGGATGATCCAGACCATCTTCAATAATTGGTGCTGGTAATATCTCTTGGTCCAGTTGATTCATATCTTCCAACTGGATTTGTTTTCTTATATCATGGTTTACAATTTCTTTAAAATACTTTTGAGTGGTTGCCCACGCAAACATTACTAAACCCATGACCATATCATCATTTGCTTCCGATTCTGCCGAAAAGGATGTCTTATTGGCAACAAAGGTAGTTAATTCTGATATAGTATCAAAATCGTTGATGATTAATTTATTACCTTCAATTAAAGTCTTTAGATTGGAACAACCCATTCTTTTGACCTGAACTGACATTTTTAAACCTAGTTGTACTCCTCTGGCAAACCCAGCCGATAACTGTTGTGGTTGTTTATTACCAGTAAACACCTTAAATAAATTTTCATATTCAAGGTCTTGATGTATAATGTCATCAACCTGTGGTGTATTATTTATCTCAACCAAAATGTAAGCATCATTGTAATACTTGGCTGCATTATAGATAACTGTTGGGAAAAGTATAGGTGAAATAGAAGAACTTCTATAAGTTGCCACTTGTTCGTAAGGTGTAGTTGATATATCAATTACAGAGAATGTAGAACAGTCTAAGTTTTTACCTTCTGATACGTCTACCCAAATACCGTACAGATGGTCTTTGGTTGTTTCATCATCACCTTTAAATGGATGTTTATAGATATTCATCTTATCATGGTTGGCAATAGGTGGTTTGTAAGCCAACTGTTGTAATTTTTGTCCAGAGATAAGTGTATTAGAAGAACCTAGGAACTCTGTTTCAAACTCCTGCCTGAACTGCCTTTCAGAAGTATTCTTAATTGTTTCTTCTTTCCAATTTTCATCACGGCCTGGCACCATCGACCAATGAACTTCAAATGGTACATAATTATTGTTCTTATTGACAGCATCAGTCCAAATCTTGTAAAATAGGTTCATGCCATTTGGTGTAGAAACAATAATAATTTTTGTTTTAGTACCAGCAGTAATAACAGGATAGACTGAGGTAAAGAATTCTGTGGCAATATTAGATGGTACGAAAGCAAACTCGTCTAAGAATACAATGTTAAACGAACCAGAACGAGCCGCTGAACTTGATGTAGAAGATGCCACGATGACCGAACCATTCTCTAATTCTACACGACCTTTGTTCCATTCAACGACACCTTGTTGTAACCACATAGGTAGATTCTCATAAGCTAACTGTAACTTACCTAAAATACCACGAGCAGTCTCGCCTCGGTTGGCGAGAACTGCCACAGATTGCGAGTCTTGAAATAGTATCGTCCAGAGAAGATAAGCGACCGTTGTGGTAGTTTTACCGACCTGTCGAGGACATTTCATGATAGTAAAACGATTCTCGTGGAACGTCTTAATCATTTCTTCCTGAAAGTCATACATTTTGAATTCAGTTACACCCTCATCAAGTGTAATAATCTTAATGTATTTGGCAAAGTATAGTGGGTCTTTTCGACACTTGATGTATTCTTCTACCTGTTCTTCGGAGAAGCTTACTTTAATCCCTACCCTTTTTAGTAGGGGATTATCACGGTACGACTCTTTTTGTTTTGTTGCCATTAGTCTTTACTTTTTAGTAACTTACTCAATTCAGATGTTGAACCTACAAAGATAGCTTTATCAATATTGGTTGTGTTAGCTTCTTTTTTGACACCAGAAATATCTCTCATGTCTTTTTGTATTTTAAGAAGTCTATCGTTGGCTTCGGTCATGTTTTTTAATAATGTGGCATACACCTCAAATGCTCTTGGATGCTGGCCTGCTTTGGCAATCTCCAATATCTCATACATGGCTTCTTGACCTTGGTCTATGATACCTTGAAGATTTTCTTTTGATTGCTGATAGGCATCCGTTAAATCGGAATCTATATCAGGTTGTTTATAACTTGTAGTTAAAGGTTGTTTCTTTGGTGGTTCTGGTTCACCAATAGGAGTTACATCAAACACATCACTCAAATTTTTATCAAGTTTATTCATAGTTTAATATCCAAATCTTGCCTTATATGTTGCGTGTAAATCTTGAATAGTTGATAATGCTAATACACCATTATATACTTTAACAAATCCTATATTACCTGATTGAACTTCAGAACCAGATGAACGACTAAACAATCTTAACTGATTAAAACCACCACCACCAGCATTTGATACTGAATAGGCTGCTGATGTTGGTGCAGTACTTGTTGAAGTATATAGACTACCGGTACTTGTTGTCGTGTTCCATGTTGCCCAATCTAAATGCCAAACTGTATCAGCACCAGTTGAAGGTAAGTTTACAGAAAAGTTTGGATAAAAAGTATTTGGATTACCATTATAGGCACCCATCAACCAATCTTTAACACCTTCATTTTGAGTATTTAATAATCTACCGGCAGATGTTGCTGATAATTTATATGCCATGAATACCGAATAACTTTGTCCTGTTGCGTAGTTTGGACCACCGTAAATATAATCTGTTCCTGTAGAGTTTGACTTGGCAAATGTTCCACTATTGGCACTATTCCAAGTTAAAGAAGTACCAGCATTTGATGTTAAGGTATAAGTTCCGGTTGCATCTGTTGATACACCACTAGTTGGCACAGCAGAAAAATTAGCTGCATCCAAATCATAAATTAAAGTTGGCACAAATACACTTGTTGAGCGTTGAACATTACTAGCCATCATGGCCATCATACCACTCATTACGAAACTCCTGTACCGTTAATAAACCATGTGTTTGCCGCAACTTGAATTAGTGTAGCCATACCATATGTAGTAACATTTCTTGAAGCGCTTGTTGTATTACCAGCAAGATACATTGATACGCCTGTATTTGGTGATACAGTTATGTTGGCACTCGATGATGTTCTAGAAACAATCATTATGGTTGAACCATTAGAAAATGTCACATTAGAAGTTGTTGGAACATACAATATTACATTTGATGATTGTGTGTAGTAAATATGTTTACCTGCATCAGACAATTGAAGTATATAATTTGTCGTCTGAGCATTTTGTGGAACAGTTTGTGCTGAAGTGTTTGCTTGTGTGAAAGCAGACTGTGCTAATACGTTTGCTAAGTTTGCTTTAGAGAACCCAGCTTCTGCTGTTGTATTGGCCACATTAGCCTTGGCAAATCCAGCTTCTGCTGTAGTGTTGGCTATATTAGCTTTGGCAAATCCAGCTTCTGCTGTTGTATTAGCAATATTTGCCTTAGAGAATGATGCTTGAACAGACACATTGATTGTGTTACCCCAAGCATATGAAGCTTCTGCTGTGGTATTAGCAATGTTTGCTTTAGCGAATCCAGCCTCAGCTGTCGTATTTGCTATATTAGCCTTGGCAAATCCAGCCTCAGCTGTTGTATTAGCAATATTAGCTTTGGCAAATCCAGCCTCTGCTGTTGTATTAGCAATGTTTGCCTTAGCAAATGCAGCCTCAGCGGTTGTGTTGGATACGTTTGCTTTAGAAAAAGCAGCTTGCGCAGATACGTTGATTGTATTTCCCCAAGCATATGAAGCCTCAGCGGTAGTGTTGGCAATATTCGCTTTAGAAAAAGAAGCTTGTGTAAATACGTTGATTGTATTTGCCCAATTATAAGAAGATTGAGCTAATACGTTGGCTGAGTTTGCTTGATTAAAAGCAGCTTGAGCTAGAACATTGGCTGCATTGGCTTTATCAAAACCAGCACTAGCAGTATTAGCTTTATCAAATGAAGCTTGAGCAAGGACGTTGGCTGAATTGGCTCTAGAAAAAGCAGCATTTGCTAAATTTCTAGCTGTAGTATCTGCCGCACCTGCAAATCCACCTGCAGTTACTCCATCATGAACAGTCAAAGATTTATTTGTTATATCAAAAATTATCTCACCATTTGCACCAATTGTATTGGCAAGTGCAGCTGCACCAAATCTTTTAAATTGAATTATTCTAGACATTCTAAGATCCTAAATCTATTGTGTTTGCTTGTTGAGTATGGAAGTCATCAATACCATATATGTTTAACATTAAATCAGTATTGAAAGGTACCGCAGATACTACATTGGTATCAATATTAGGTGTTTCTGTAACCGTGGTTGTATAATTATATTTATCATTCGCACTGGCATCTGTTGGAGTAGGCGTAGTAACAATCTGAACTAGATTTTTTGGTTGCACAGTATATGAATTGAATATATAATTTGAATTTGTAGTTGCACCGATGATAGGTGAAGAAGAAACAAAGTTACCATTAATGTTTGTCAAGTGTAATACGTTATTACCTGAATTAAATCTTACAACTTTAGCCGTCGCTG